ACAAGCTACAGGCACACGCTACCAATACAGCCAGCGCAGCGGTGTGGAGCAGATCGACGGTAAGTGGTACACCAAGTACGCCCTTGGCCCCGTATTTGTTGACGGGGAAACCACCGCTGCCGAACAAGAAGCTGCATACCGCGCCGCCAAGGATGCCGAGCAAGCCAAGTCTGTGCGTGAGACCCGCACACAACTGCTCAAGGACAGCGACTGGACTCAGATTGCCGACAGCACCGCAGACAAAGCAGCATGGGCAACCTACCGCCAAGCACTGCGTGATATATCAACCCAATCAAGTTTCCCTTGGGATATTACTTGGCCTGTGCAGCCATGATGAATGCGCTTGTTTCTCTTAATCTTTTTGATGCTGCTCACAGTGTCAGCGGCAGAGGACAGGCTAATCCTTTTAACAACCCCTCCAGAGAAGTTGGAGAAGCCCAAGCCAAAGCTGGTACAGGGTTGCTCAATACAGGACTTGTATGTGGTGGCTTGGACAGTACACGACCCAATGGAGCGGCGCGTGGCTATGCTGGACTGGTTGGATAAAAATGTATGCAGTACCCAAAACTACGCCGATATTTGGAACTCCTTGTCGGAATGGTCAGGCGCATCAGACAACGCTTTGCTACGAGCAAAGGTGATACAGGGGTACGAGAAAGCACTCAAGAGGGAAAACAAATGAACGAAAACATCAAAGCTAGGTTGACGTTTGCAGTGACCTTGATGGTCAGCGCCACCCTTTGTATCTCTGTACTGGGCATGGTTGGCGCATTCCTAATGGGATTGTGGTCAAAGGAAGTAGACAACAGCGAAATCTTTAAACTATTGAGTCCCGCATTCCAGACCATCATCGGTGGATTCATTGGCTTGTTGGCTGGTGTGAAGCTGTCCCACGACGAGGACGAACCCCCTTGCAAGAAAAAGGATTGATATGCTTGAACTATTAGGCGGCGGTATCTTTGGCTCCCTGCTTGGGGGCATTTTTCGTTTGGCTCCTGAAGTCTTAAAGTGGATGGACAAGAAAAACGAGCGTACCCACAAACTGGCTATGTTCCAGCAGCAGTGCCAGTTAGAAACCCTGCGCGGTCAACAGAAGCTGGCTGAGATTGGCGCTCAACGTGAGGCTGCGGTGGATGTAGGCGTAATGGATGCGTTTAATGCGGCGATTGCGCAGCAGACCGAGATGGTTAAAGTCGCCGGGGGTTGGGTTGCCAGCCTGTCCGCATCTGTTCGCCCAGTAGCAACGTATTGGATTTTGCTGCTGTGGAGCTTTGCCCATATCTGGTTTGCATGGACTGCGTGGGCTGCTGGCGCTCCACCAGAGGCTGTGTTTAAACTTATCATGTCGGCTGACTTTGCTGCGCTGGTATCGGGTACGTTGAACTACTGGTTTCTTGACCGGACGCTTGCCAAGCGTGGGATATGAAACTGGAGATTGCCGCAGCACTGTGTAAACAGTTTGAGGGGTTTAGGGGTAAACCCTACCTCTGCCCTGCGGGCGTTCCTACGATTGGGTACGGTAGTACCTATTATGGGAGTGGTGCAAAGGTTGCACTAACTGACCCACCAATGTCAGAACCAGATGCCACGCAATTACTACTCAACGAACTACACCATAACTACCTACCAGCGGTGCTGCGCCACTGCCCCATACTGCTTACCGACGAGCGCAAGTGCAACGCCATCGTAGATTTTGCTTACAACTTAGGCACAGGCAGGTTGCAGACAAGTACACTCAAGCGTAAAATCAACGCTCAAGACTGGGACGGGGCCAAAGAGCAGTTAATGCTCTGGACAAAAGGTGGTGGACGAGTCTTGCCGGGGTTATTTAAACGCAGAACTGCTGAATGCCGATTATTGGATTGACCCATGCCATTACAAAAACTTGTCCTGAAGCCGGGGGTTAACCGGGAAAACACTCGGTACACTAACGAGAACGGCTGGTATGAGTCCGACAAAATTCGGTTCCGCCAAGGCACCCCTGAAAAAATTGGTGGTTGGAAACGTATTTCTGCTAGTACATTTATTGGTGTTTGCCGCTCCCTTTGGAACTGGATAACGCTTGCAGGGCAAAATTTAATGGGCGTCGGTACCACGTCCAAGTTCTATATTGAAAATGGCGGGGCTTATTACGATATCACCCCCATCCGTGCAGAGCATACGCTGACTAATCCGTTTACCACTAGCACGGCAACCAACTCTGGTGGAAAAACAACAGTAACAGTAGCGGATGCCGCAGGGGGGTTTACTGACGGCGCTTATGTAACTTTTTATGGTGGCACCGCAGTAGGTGGGGTTACGGTGTTGGGGGAGTACTCCCTTACTTTGGTGGACTCTGCTACTTACACCATCAGCGTAACAGGGACTGCATCTTCTTCCACCACCGGGGGCGGCACTGTTTATGCCGTCTACCAAATTAATCCCGGCGGCGCTACTTATGTACCGTCTGTTGGGTGGGGCGCGGGGGCTTGGGGTGGCGGGTATTGGGGTGTTGGCGAAACGGTTCCCGCAGCAGTGCCCCCGATCCGCATTTGGAACCAAAATAACTTTGGGCAAAACCTTTTGTACGGCGTAGGTGGCGGGCCTTTGTATTACTGGGATGCCACTGTTGGGTATTCTGCGTCTACCGTTACCATGACAATTGCCACTCCCTGTGTGGTTTCATGCACACTAGGCCTTGCTAACCTGACCCCAATTTCTTTTTCTACTACCGGCGCACTGCCGACTGGCTTGTTGCCCGGAACAACATATTACGTTCGATATGTTACTAGTACATCGTTTAATCTGTCGGCTACGCCCACTGGCGCTTTGATTAACACCTCCGGCTCACAGTCTGGGGTGCAGAGTATTTCTCCTCGCGGGGTTTTGGTGTCGTCCTTGTCCGGTGCTGACGCTTACGTGCCGCTGTATCAAAACGTATTTACGATATCGGACGCCAGCCGGTTTGTGCTGGTGTTTGGAACTAATGACTACGGCAGTACCGTGCTTGACCCCATGCTTATCCGCTGGTCGGATCAGGAGTCTTTGACAACATGGTACCCAGCAATTACCAACCAAGCAGGCAGTGTGCGGCTATCTCACGGCTCCAAGATTGTGTCCGTCTTACAAAGCCGCCAAGAGATTTTGGTGTTTACAGACTCCACGATATATTCACTCCAGTACCTTGGCCCTCCGTATGTTTGGGGCAACCAGCTTCTTTCTGATAACGTATCCATCATCTCCCAAAACGCACCAGCTATTGCTTCCGGTGTTACATACTGGATGGGCGTAGATAAGTTCTACAAATACGACGGACGTGTGCAAACGCTGAACTGTGACCTGCGCCAATATATTTACAGTGATATCAATTTAGAGCAATCTGTACAGGTTTTTGGCAGCACCAACGAAGGCTTTAATGAAGTTTGGTGGTTCTACTGCTCCACAGACAGCAGCGTAATTGATAAGTACGTCATCTACAACTACATTGAAAATGCTTGGTACTACGGCAGTATGGGCCGCACGGCTTGGCTAGATACCGGGCTGCGTAACTACCCAATAGCTGCAACCTATTCCTACAACCTTGTGAATCACGAGGAAGGGGTGGACGACAATACCAGCGGAACCCCGGCAGCAATTGCAGCCACAATCACCAGCGCCCAGTTTGATATTGGTGACGGCAACAACTTTGCTTTTGTCTGGAGGATGCTGCCTGACCTGACGTTTCGTGGCTCCACCGACGGGACAACCCCTGCGCTGACTATGCAGCTTCTGCCATTGCAAAACTCCGGCTCCGGGTACAACGATCCCAAATCCGTTGGCGGCACAAGCACGGACGCATCTCAAGCAGTTACGGCTACGCAGACATACCCAATTGACTTGGACACTTATAACGGACAGATTTACATCCGTATCCGTGGTCGCCAAATGTCTATGCGGATTACCTCTAATAAAGTTGGTACCCAGTGGCAGCTTGGTAGCCCACGTATTGACTTTAGGCCGGATGGACGCCGATGACTTACGTTGTTACCTCTGATTTTGTTCTTAATCAGGCAGTTGCCCCGCGCTTGCCTGCGGCTACGCTTGAGTACGATGTTAACTACATCAATCAGCTTAATAACGTTTTGCGTTTGTACTTCAACCAGTTGGACAACATACTGGGGCAGATGAAGGCGTCTTCGGATATACCCCCAATAACAAACTATACCGTTGCAACACTTCCTAGCGCAGTTACATCCGGTAAAGGGGCGCGGTCTTTTGTTACCGATGCCCTAGCGCCAGTATTTGGGTCAACCGTTGTTACTGGCGGTGCAGTTGCTGTACCTGTGTACTCTGACGGTACTAACTGGAAGGTTGGCTAATCATGCCAAATAGCGCAGCTTTTACTTCATCTGTTACCGCCGCACCCGCAACAGGGCCGAGCATGGCTGAACTCATGGCGGGCGTAATTAATGTTACAAAACCGCCTAGTATTCTGGCACTAGAGCAGCAGCTTGGTGGCACAATTGTTCCTGTATATCAAACTGGAACTATTTCTCGTGGGCAGGGCGGCGCTTCCCAAACTGTTGAATATGGCGAACCCGTCGGTTACCGGATCGACCCCGGTAATAGCTCCTATGTAAATTTTGATACAAGTGGTAACTACACTGGTACAGAAGCGCGGGGCGGCGCACTTAGTGGTTTTGAGCCAGTCATCCTAGCGGCGCTAAGCGGTGGTGTATTGGGGCCGTGGGGTCAACTTGGTGCGCAGGCATATAGTGCTGCAAATGCCATAGACAAAGGTAATGTTGCTGGAGGCATTGCGGGACTTCTAGGAGTCGGATCAAATATCCCCGGACTAGATGCTAGTACGGCAAGCACTCTTGCTAATGCATCATCTGGCGTGAATGCAGCTAATGCGCTGGCTAATAACGATATAGCGGGACTTGTAGCTACAGGGCTAAAAAACACTACAACAAGTGGGATACTAAGCGGTACAAATTTAGGCGGGGGTATCACAGGTACAGATGCAGCCAATGCCGCTTTAGCCTTGAATTCTGCCGCGAATAATCAAACAGGTCAGGCAATTTATTCCTTAGGTCAACTGACTGGTAGTAATGATTTGCGTATAGCTGGCGCAGCTGCAAATGTACTTAGCGCGCTTGGCACTGGAAATCAATCTACCATAGCTGGTACTTTTTCTGATCTCAGCGCAATAGTTAACGGTAGTAAAAGTACTGCCAATACTGGGGCCAACTTAGCCAGCATGGGCGGCGGCACTGGCCTTCTCTCCAGCTCAACTGGCGAAACACCAGTCGGAGAGGTGCAGAGCTTCACCGATCCAAACGCGCAAAACATATCTATTGGCACGGGTCAAGGCCTGACAGGTAATCTAGGCATTACTGGATATACAGGCTATAAGCCAATTTCTAGCTTTAGTACCTATGATGATTTATTTAATCCTGATACTACCCTAACAGGTGGGTATGACCAACTGCATCCACTAGCAGCCCTGAGCGAGAGCCAACAGTTATCCCTAAATAATGCACTTAACTCAGTAACAGTAACTGCCGCGCCTACTACTCAAGAAATACTAAACGCAATTAAAACTTCTCGCCTTGATGGATATACAGACGATGAAATTGTTGCGGGGGCATTAAATAAATATGGTATTGATCTATCTAGTTATTTAGGTACAGTAACAGTAACTGCTGCGCCTACAAGTAGTACCACTGATCTAGTAAATAATACTAAGGCTATCCTTGACGCGATAACAACACAACCACCATCTACTACGCTTGCTCCAGTTCAAGTAACTGTAACTACAACGCCGCCGCCTACTACGATACCTCCAACGTTGCCACCCGTGACGGTGACTGCAACTACGCCGCCTACTACGATACCTCCAACGTTGCCACCCGTTACGGTGACTGCGACTACGCCGCCTACTACGATACCTCCAACGT